AACGATTGACGAAGTTTGGATGATGCGTTTGTTCCATTGGCATCAAGATTCGCCCAAATCGGTGGGATGACTTTCTTGTTCCACCACTCCACGATGATCTGCTGAAGAAGTGAACCTTGAGATGCATCGCCTAAATAAGTATCCAACGCATCGGGTAATTTGGATAAATCTATTTCAGCCACATCGCAACGCTTAAAATAGTTAATACTACACTCAGCATCTTATAACTGATTAAAGTGCGTGAGATGGCTTTATTTCGCTTGACAAGTGCATTGTTGTCATCCTTCAGATATCCGATGTTCAACTTCTGCTTGATGATGATGGAATCTTGCTGATCAATGATGACGGAATCCGATGTCACAATTTTGCGAAGAATTGTGACTTGCCTTCTTGCAATTGCACCCTTGACCAAATAGTGGTTTGCTTCTTGAATTACACAAGTATCAATCAACACTTGTCCATTGCTGGTCAAAGGAATGAGAAATAACAAGAACCACATTCTACAAAGTAGCACTTTTTGGCGATTGTTTTTCTTTGGTTTCAATGAGCTTGTCAAGATACCACTTGGCTTTGTATAAATCCTCAAGTCCATTTTTATCCTCGCACCTCCAAATGTATTTAATTATGTTCCCGGTGCAAACTGCGATGATTCCTTTTTTATTGGTGGTTGCTGATTCAATCGCATCAATGCACTCAATTAATCCTTGTTTATAGTGTTTCGGGTTGACTGCATCCATCTCTTTACAAATATATCATATTCTTCTTCCAGTATAAACGAATGACCACCGAGCATATAAACAATGCAATACTCGTGATAAGCACTCACCCCAACAATTTGTGCAGAATCAATCGCACCATCTTCAACGATTTCAACGATGTCTGATTCGCCTTCAATCAAACCCATCCAATTGTCGTTCTTTTGCTCGTGTACAATTTGAACTTTTAAGATCATATCCGTTTGCGTTTTGTTAACCTTTAGGTTGTTTTGTGAGTGTAGGCAATGACCTTGCGATGGTCTTCTTCACGAACTGGATTCATCACAAGCCAACGACCTCCGATTGGCTTTGGCGATGCACCTCTTTCAATGTGCCATCCCTTTGAACCATCTCCATATTCTTCTTTGTATGCTGAAGTACGAATCATCAAGATGTCACGCAAATAGACAGTTCCCCTGATTGACAAGGTTTCAACGGTGTATGTAAGCTCATAGTCCTCGTGAACATGACCCATCCAAATCGCATCGGCATTCTCTACATTCACACTCATTCGGTTGTGCTGAATTGTTCCACGAGTTACCGCACCACCACCACCGAATCCGTGCATATACTTGATTGTGTACATACAAGTTTTGGTGTGTTGCTCAAAGGTGTATCGAATCCATCCACCATACCCACCTACCTGAATATCGCTTCCCGTTTTGTAGTTCAACAAAGTGACAAAGCGTTCAATGATGTCGGTTTCTTGGCGTTTGAGAATGTTTGTTTCGTGGTTGCCATATCCGATGAGCTTAATGTTGTGAGCATAGGGCGTGAACCATTCAACCGCAGTTTCTATGATAGCATCAAAGTAGTTTGCAACATTGTGTTCAGGTCGGATGTCTGACTTGCTCTTTCGT